CACTCCACAGGCAAGTGTTTGCTGAAGTGGATGAAACCTGGGCCGGGCTGCTCAACTTTCAGGCGGCCAAACAGCAGGTCTTTGGCGGTGTCCGTTCCCACCAGCCACAGCTTGACACCGTTTTTGATGATGCGACCCATGTAGTTCACGTCCTGGCTACTGCTGCGACCTTTGATGGGCTTGCTCTCCTGACTGTCGCCTTTGATCGCAAAGTATTTGTTACCGACGTGCTGCCTGCAAAAGTTGTAGGCCTGGTGGGTGTAATGACCGCCAGTGTCCACGGCGGCGGCGGCGATCTTCATGGGGGCACCATTCCAGTGCACAAGCGGGGCCTGAAGGTAGGGGTGCAATCTGGCCTCCCACTCGCGCGCATCGGCTGGGTTGCCGTCAATGACCTGGTAGTCAACCGCCCACATCTCTTCACCTCGGCCGATGGCCCAAATCGTCACCTCCCAGCGCTTGTCCTGGACGTCAACCCCGGCCACAAGCTGGAGCCCGCCAACAGGCACCCTGCGCAATGGGTAGTCTTCGGCGCGGCGCATCAATTCGTGGGTATCGGCCTTCTCGACTTCCTCCTCCCACGTTTCGCCAAGGGTTTCGTTGACAAAACCCTCAAGTGGTGCGCGGTCGCCTGCCTTTTTGGCGCGGATGGCGGACAGGAATTCGCGCACGATGGCCGACCATGTTGCTTGCGGGCTGTAGGCTGTCCACACATGAAATGCCACATGCCTTGGGGGGCGCAGCAGACGCATGCCCGCAGAGTCTGTCCAGTAGTAGTCGCCGCTGGCGAGTGCGTACAGCCTGAAATTTCCGCAGTCGCTGACCCATGAGCCATCGGCCCATGTTCTAAGGTAGTCGGCTTGGGTGATGGGCTCGCGGCAATGTGGGCAAACATGGCGAACGGTGCCCTCGGGGTCGTGTGCATCCCACTTGAATCCGTGCGCTTTGTCCTTGCCGCCCCATTGCAGCGGGTGCTCTATGCCACAGTGCGGACAGGTGATCTGGTAGCGCATGCGAGCATCGGCGGCCAGTTCACGCTTTTCAACGTGGCTCAGACCCTTGATTCGTGGCGTTGTCCCAAGGATGATTTTCGGGAATGTCGCCCCTTCAAGGCGCTTGTAAGCCAGGGTAAATGGATCGGCACTTTTTTCGATTTTCTGGTCGAACCCATCGAACTCGTCGAGTTTTGCTGATTGCAGCGTCATGCGCCTGTAGTTGCCCGCGCTTGCACCGCCTTTGAGGTATAGGAGCGAACCCAAGAACTTTTTCATGTTCAGGGTGTTCGACTTGCTTTTGGCCATGAACTCTGGGAAAACGTCGCGCATGGCCTTTACGTCGCGCAGGGCTGGTTCAAGCTCGGCTTTGCAGAATTCATCGCTGTCGCCATCGGTCGGCTGCCACAGGCATTGATTGCGGCGCTTGTGATGGGCGTCGTACATGATGCAGGCCAGCAGCATCTTGGTGTAGCCAACGCGGGCGGATTTTCGGACATCGACCTCTTCAATGTCGTCATCGCCCATGGCGCACAAAATGCCGCGCTGAAACGGGAAGCTCTTCCATCTAGCCTCGCTCTGGCTGGATTCAGCCGACAGATAGAAATGCTTTTCAGCCCACTGGTCCAGTGTCAAAGGCTCCCTGGTTTTCATGGACTCCAGGCCCTTGGCAACGGCCTGTCGAATGCGCGCGCGAAGTCCGACCCCAAGATGGGGCCAAAGCTGGCCCAATTCCATGGTCGGAAGATCGCGCATTATTCCTGCTCGTCCTCCATGTCTGAGGGCTCGGTGTCGTCGCCTTCCTGCTGGGCATCGAGCACGTCGAGCGAGGCAGTCACGGCCAAATCGCATGCCTTGGATACCTCGGTCTGGATGTGCCGCAGATCCTCTGGCGTCAATGCCGGACAGCGTTTGGCCAAGGATGAATGCAAGGGCTCCAGGGCGCCAGCGATGCTTCGGCCGACGGTGGCCAGAACCTGTTCCAGCAACTGAACCGGCGCATACTCCTTTCGCTCCAAGGCGAGCTTGATTTCCGCGCGCTCCCTGTTGACCCTGGCCAGTTCGCTGCGCTGGTATGCCAGCTCCCCATCCATGCCGCGTCCGGCGGCCTGCTCTCTCAGGTGGGATGTGTAGTCAAGCAACCACTGGCCAGCAGTCTGGCCAGGCTTGATGATGCCCCTGGATAGCAGATCGCTCACAGCTGGTTGGCCAATGCCAACCAGCAATCCAAAATCGACTTGCGTGCAAGTTTCGTCCAGCATCACACAAGGCCCGCCCGCATGGCTGATCGCTGCACAAATCGGTGAATGACTTGGCTGTAGGCCTTGCCAAATTCAACTTCAAACGATGCGGCAACTTCCTGCCTCGCAATCGCTTCCATGTCGAGCCGCTTACGGTAACCAGCCTTGCGCACGAACTTCAAATATTGTCGAAGCGTGCGCCCTCCCTTGCCTTCGCGCTTGTAGACGCCAGGTGGCAGCCATCCGCCACCGGCAGCAAGGGCATTTTTACCGGGCGTCACCGCGAAGAATTCATTCTCGACACCCATGCGGGCTGCGCGTTTAATGCTGGTTTTGCTGACCGCCTTGGCTGACCCGGTGTACGCCTTGAGTTGCAAGTTCCGGATGATCTGGCGGTAATACTGGCCTTTCATGTTCCCGTAGCCATCCAGTAGATTGGCCATGGCGTAGCGCCCAGGAACAGTAACCCACCCAGACGGCAGGACGCCAGATCTGACCAGCAGCGCCTCTGATCGCTTTTGGCGTCGCGCCGATGTGCCCTCCGCGCCTGGGCGGATGTACTCTCGGCGCGAGCGTCCCATCTGTTCTTGTGACTCCGGGAAATAGACTTCTGAAGTCAGGTTGGTCGATGTAGCCCCACGCGTGAAAACGCTCCGCTGCGTAAAAGGTGTCGGCCGGTCGAAGGCCACCGGAAGTTCTCTGGTGATTTTTTGCTGAATGGCGCCAGACAGGCCGGTGAGCATTGAAGCGGCCACATAGGGAGCGGCCTTTGGCAGATCGCGCTGCACAAGGTCAAGCGCTGAGCCTACATCAATCTTGATCTGGACAACCATGTGAACTCCATCGACGCACCACGCGCCACGTTGACATGAATTTGCCCGGATTTATTTTTCTGGAAAAGGGTCAAAAAACCCAATATCACCCCCCTAGAAGACCCCGAAAACTAGCGCAAGATCGTCGGCCAATTTACCCGCGACGGGCCACCCCGGGGAGTACCTTGGAATCTATGGGGGAGAAGTGGTCGGAAGAGGTGGCGTCGAGCGAAGACGGCGTGGCTGTCGTGTGAAAAAATTCAAAAAAATATTGCACAGCACGCTAAAAATCTGCCACAGTTGAGCCCGTGGACAGCAAAAAGCACCACGCCGCACCGGACGGAATCCGGCGAAACCAGGCGCAGCGCCTGGCAGCTTTAGGAGCTAACGACATGAACGACAACACCACAACCCGCAACGCTGCGACCTTGCATGCTGAAATCATGCTGGCCGCAAGTGCTGCCCCTTGCGAGACCGAAAAAAACACGGGCACCCGCTTGGTCGCATTCAAGACCGCAAGCGGAAAAATCACACTAAAAAACACCCGGCAAAGGCTGCAACAGTTTGCGGCCGACATGCTAAAGGGCAACACCTGGGCGCTGTTCTGTGGCGGGGCAAAGCCCGCCAGTGAGACAAAGGCCAAGCGGGCTCGCGCGGCATGGTCTGCCCACTCCGTCAAGCTGGTGGCCGAGCTGCTGGAGGATGGAAACCGAGCGGATGCCGTGAGCCTGGCCGAAGAAAAAGCCGGGGCCATGTTCTACATGCACGGCGGTAATGATCCATTCATGACATGGGCGCCGGAGCCGGTGGAGGGCCTGCCCACTGGGTTTGTCTCTGGTCGCGCGGAGGGTGGTGCGTGGCGCGTGTGGCACCAGGCTAGTGGCTTGCGCCTGTCCGATAACAAGCGCAAGGTGCAGCGCAGCAGGCGGGCGGCTGAAGTTGACGCGGTGCGCGCGTGGGAGTTTGTGGCAGAAGAACACCGGGCAGGCAGGCTGCACGGGCTGCAACCTTGCGACACGGATGCGGCGCGGGCTGAGTGGCTGAAGCTGCACGGAATTGCAAGCGTCGAGGCGGCCCAGGCTTGCAAAGATGTGGCCGAAGTGGTGGCCGAGGCGGTGGCTATGGCCGCCATTGAGCAGGCGCAAGAATCGGCAGCCGTGGCCGAGCTGAGCCAATGCGAAGAGGTCCAGCGTTTGGCCGAGCCTTTGGCCGTGTGTGAAATGGCGGGCGGTGGCGCATCTGGTGGCGGCATGGGTCAAGCGCATGCGGCAAGCCATGCACGGCCATCCGAGACGCTGGGCCAGCGACTGGCCAGCAAAACGCCGGGCGCATGGTCTGCCCGTCTCTGGATTGCAGAATCTGGCGCGGCCATGCTGGAATTCTCCAGCGGCGAGGATGGCGCGCCCGTCGTGCATGAATATGACGGACGGCCAGAAAGAATGCGCGACCTTCAGCGCATGGCCCAGGCTGCGGACTTTGCCGCCATGGGCAGCCGCCAACAAACGGCCAAGCCATCGCCAGATTTTGACCCGGACACATGCACGGGCGAAGAGGTGCGAGCTTTGCACCCAACAGAGTGCACGGCTTGGCTTGACCGATTGACAGAGCACAATTTCCACGGCGAGGCCTTGGCGATCCGGTGCATGCGCGCCGGACGTGATGATCTGGCACAGCGGGTGCGCGAAATCAACCGCAAGCACAACGAAGCCGGGCACCTCACGCCGGAGCTGGCCGAGCAGCGGCGCGCCATTGGTGACGCCCTGAAGGCATCCCGCGGCGAGGCGCCAGATTTTCAGCGGGCGCGACCTGTGAAAATTGACATCCGCCAGATTGTGGCAAGCGGTGTCGGGTTTGCGGACCTGGTGGGCCTTGGCGTCAACTATAGCGGCGACATGGCCAACGAATCAGGGGCTGGCGCCATCATCGAGGCTGCGCCCTGCAAATACTACGGACTGCGCCTGACGGTGGGGCTTGAGGATGGGCGGCAATGGCAATGTGACCCGTCGAGCTTTTCGGACTCGCCCGGCAGCCGCTTTGCATTCAACTGGAAACACCACGGCGCCCCCTACCTGGCGCAATTGACTGGCGCGCATGCCGCCAAAAAGGCCGCAGACAGCGCGCGCGAAGAAACCCAGGCCAAGACCAGGGCAGACGAGCGCGCCCGGCTTGAGGCCGAATATCCGCAACTGCACAAGGCGGACGGACGGCACGGCGGCGGGGTGCATGCTGCAAAGAATATCCGCATATTGCTGAGACAAAAATTTAAGGGCGTCAAATTCAGCGTTCGGAGCGATTACAGCTCATGCCGCGTGAACTGGACCGATGGCCCGACAGAGGCGCAAGTTAACGAGGTGATCGGGCGTTTTGACATCGGCGCATCAGACACCATGACGGATTATTTTTACACCGTCAGCACCGCATGGTCGGACGCTTTTGGGGGTGTTCAATACCTTTTCACAAGCCGTGAAGAATCAATCGAGCTGGTGGCCAAGGCTTTGGCCGAGCATTTCCCGAGCGAAGACGAGCGGCCTAGTGTGGAGGACTGGAAACAGGCGCGCGGCGTCTTTGCGTGGTGCGGTGGCAATGAATGGACCCGCCGAAAGTTTGCGGAAAGGCTGCACGGCATGACCCTGTAAAAAATGCACCTTATCCGCCCGCCCGCAGCCGCTGGCGGGCTTTGTCTTGTCTAACCAAAAAATGACCATGAAAAATTCAGACTACATGACCGGCGCAGAGCTGCAAACGCTGCGCGAGGCCTGCAACCTCACGCGCGAAGAGTTGGCCAGTTTGTGCCACGTCCAAGCGCGCACCGTCAAGCACTGGGAAGGCGGCCGGGCTGGCGTGCCTGATGATGTGGGCCAGCTCATCCGGGCCATAGATGCCAACATTCAAGAGGCGGCCGGGCAGGGTTTGCAGGTGTTGCAGCAAATGGAGACAGCGAGGGGCGCGCCTGGCGCTGTGCTGCTGATCCGGTACAGAAATGCCGAGGAGCTGGCCAGATACCGCCCGGACATGGCGGGCATGCCGCCCGGAATTCATGGCGCCATGGTGGGCCGGGCGCGTCTGGCTTTTTTGATGGCCAGCCCAAAAACGCCGGTCCGCATTGTG